TGGCTTGCCTCCATTCGAGAGTGTTGTCGAGTGGGGTGCAAACCTCTTCCGGGATAGCCGAGCGGAACGGTTGCGGGATGCCCTTTCGGGGCCGCTAATAGTTCGCAGTCAGCGCCTCAGAGTTGCGGTGTACGCTTGTCGGCCGGGCCGCGGAGCGGGGTGCCGGCGGGGCGTTGGTTATTCGGAGGCTGGCGCCTCAGAATTCTTGAGCCGATCGATGGCGGCGGAGAGGTCTGCCATTGTCGTGAACCCTCCGTCGAAGTCCGTCGGTATCTTGGTGTCGAACGCGTTCTCAATCTCGAAGATGAGCTCGATGAAGTCGAGGCTCTCGATGTCAAGATCCGCGATCCGTGTTGATGGTTGAATCGATTCGGTTGGCATCGCGCTTTTCGCGGATACCAATTCCGTTAACTTATCCATAGATGTCCTTTTGAAACGCCTACGAAGGAGACGTGATTATGAGACTGTTAGCCGTTGTCGCGATCGGTATGATCCCATTATTGGGAGCGCTAGCGTATTTCGAAGCCCATGCTCATAGCCCCATACCGCATGCATCTCATCTGCACCGCTACGGATCGGATGACTGCACTGAAATCGAAAAGCTCAGCAAGTTGGCGTATATATCGATGCGGCATAACCTCGAGGACGACGGTGAAAGTGCAGATTCTACTCGAGAGCAGTTCAAAGTCGCCACACGTTATGCGCAGATCTATACGGCCTTCTGCATCAGATTCGTTAAGTAATTGCCCTCAAATTAAGCCGTCTACAAAGGAGATATGGTTATGAAATTATTAGCCGTTGTCGCGATCGGTGTGATCGCTTTGATCGGGTCGCCGGTACTAGCTGAAACCTACCCAAGTATTGGAAAAGAATGCGGTACCGTTAAAGACAACGCAGACCAATTATGGCATTTCTTCAAGAAAGCAGAACACAGTGCAGACATAGCCGCGGACAAAGCGGGCCCGCTGTTGGACGAGCAATTTAGTTTTTTAAAATATATCCCTGATTCTCGGAAAAGTTATGAGCAACTTTCGGAAGAATTGAAGCAAATTAAGGAAAAACGGGCGCGCCTGGAAGAACGTTTGGAGATCTTACGAGCCAAAATAAAAGAACACCGCCGCGATAGCACCGAACTCATTCGCGAGCTCTCCTACCATGCCCAAATCTACTCCGCCTTCTGCAAATAACCTCCATCAGTGAACCTGCAGGTCCTCGCAAGAGGCCGGGTGCATGAACAGCGGCGTGGTGTCCCCCATCCATGCACCCTCAATGTTAAATTCGAAAAACTCGATTGCTTCGTCGTTCGACATGCCGTCGCGGGTCATCAGGATCTCGATGACACGCTCGACAGAGTAGACGACGATCGGAGGCTGACCGCAGCGGCAGCCGACCCCGATGATCGCGTCATCGAGACCGCTCGCGGTGGTCAGTTCGTCCGGGTCTGAAATCATACAGCTCGACCAGCTCCAACGAGGCTTTCATTGCCGTGTAGCTTTTCCGCCAGGGCGGAGCGCTGCACCGATAGCGACGCCGCCTGAGAACGATCACCGCGCTGATAGGCCGCGTGGATATCGCGGGACAGCGTATCGTATTGCGTCTGCATGTCCGCCGCTGCGTCGCTGCCAGCGATGCCGAAACGCAGTTGGCCTTCGTTCGTCAAGCGCCCGACCTCTGCCATCTGGCGCACGAACGCGGGGTGGCTGCCGAGCAGCGTGCCGTCTCTGAGCTCGAGCTGCACGAGGTCCGGGGATGCCGTCAGGTAGTCGTTCGCAAAGGCGACATTCTCGTCGTATGTGCTGCCCCACTCCTTTCGGAGATCGGCTTCTGCTTTGGTCATATATTCCTGATCTCGCCGGGCGATCTCGGCCTTACCGGCGGCTTCGATCTCGAGATACTTTGTCAGCATGGCGCTTACGACCTCCTGGCTCGCACCTTTGGCGTGCATCTCGGAGACGATCGCTTTGATCGGTGTCTGGTATTCCTCAGTGTCGTAAAGCTCGCTGTCGAAACCTTCCGGCTGCGACAGATCGTAATCGTCCAGGGTCTCGGGCACGCCCATCTGTTTGTTGAACTTGGCGCGGTCCTCATCCGACGCGTCGTCGCCTGGCATTTTCACGCGTTGGCTGAGTTCGCGGTTCGCTTCATAGAGCGCATTCGCCATGGCGGCCGGTGTTGTGTAGCGGCCGGCAAGACCGCGGACCTTGTCGTCCTCGATGCCGTCCATCCACGATTGCTGCTCGGTTGTTGCCTCAGTGGCCTCCGGGGTAGCCGTCTCTTCGACAGCGCCTTCGGTCATTTCTTCGGACATCTAAAGTTCCTCTATGTTGTTAAGGTCAGCGTAAAGCGCCGCCTTCAGTCGGGCGGCGATCTCTCGTTTCCCAGCCCAGCGCTGGAGTTCGTTGGTGTCGAGCGGCGGAATTCGGCTACCGTCATCGGAGACGTCGTACTCGCCGCACCAGGACATCAACATGAACAGAACACGGCGGCCGAGCTGCGGGTCGTCGAGAAACAACGTGCGAAAGTCTCGAGCGACATCGGCCGGTCCGTGGCGTTGTAAGTCGACAGACGTGACGAGCTGCTTGTGGAAATCCTCGAGATCCGGTCGGACTGCCATCTATGCGCCGAGCGCCTGTTGTAGTTGTTCCATTGCTTGCGGCGGGAGCTCGCCCATACCGCCGCCTTGTTGAGCTGCGGCTGTCGTTTGAGCGGCGGTCTGCGCCACCGGCGCCATCCGTTCCATGGTCGACATCTTCTTTTCCATCGCGGCCTGTTGCGCTTTGGCTTCCGCCTCCTCCGCGACCTGTGCGTCGGTCTTCAGTAACTCGTTCGGGAAGTCGTTCGATTTGGCGATGAACTTGCCGAACGCATCGAAGTCGAACCTGTCCATGATTTCGGGTCGGATCTGTCCGATCTGCAGCACTTTGTCCATCGCCATCGAGACACCGGCCTCCTCGATCTGGCGTTTGGCTTTCTCGACGGGGCTCGCAAAGCGGAACTGTATGTCCGTCCCGCGCAGGACCTCGGGTATGGATTCGGGCGGGCCGAACGCGCCTTTGCGCAGCAGGAGATTAAAACTCCGCTCAGTGACGACTGACGTGTAGGAGTTCTCGAGGGAGCCATATAAAGACCCGACCTCACGCACGAAACTTTCGCGGCGCTCCAACACTTCCGTCGCCGTCATGCTTGGCCCGTCGATCGGAAGGTTGAGCACGTTCTTGAAGAACAGCGCCATGATCGATTCACGTTCGGCTGTTTGAGCATTCAAACCCCAGGGGATCTGTGCGGCTGAATCCATCTGTTGGAACGGCTTCGAGAGACCCAGGTTACGGATGGCCTTGGCGTCATAATAAGAAACTCCGCCGGGGCGGAGTTGAGGAGCGTTAACCATACTGTCAGACGGCAAGAGCCATGGAGGGTCGACGGCCCGGTGCAACGCCCGCAGCATTGTCTTGCCCATCTGTTGCAATGTGAGCACCGACGGCAGGGCGAGTGTTCCAACGCCACGACCAAACGCCTCATCGGATCTCGTGTCCCATCTCGGGATGAAGAACGGCATCTCTTCGTAGCCGGTCTCCTCGATGATGTGTTCGCTGTCGACATCGATGATCGTCGACTGCCACGGCATGTCGAGATTGGACTTGGACATCGGCTCGAACTCATAGCGTCGGCAGACCGACCACACGAATTCGCTTTTCTCATCGCGGGCTTTCTTGTCGCGTTGTCTCAGTCGCTCGAGCGTCTTCGCGCCCAGGCGCTGCTCGCCAAACAACATCGCCGCCTGGCGCGGCGTGAACTTCTCGGAGATGAAGACACCGACGATCTCATTCAATCCGTCTACATCGAGATAGAGCTTATTGAGGTGGAAAGCCTTGTATATCAGCCCGCGCATATCGGGCGCCATGCCGACATAGCCGACACCCGTCCCAAAGGTGACCAAGTCGTCGTCGACCTCCCCGGTCGCGGATATGAAGTTGGCGTCCGGGTTGTACATATGGCGCCAGAGGATGTCTTCCGCCTGGTCGACCCAGCCCTTGACCTCAACGTCATCGAGCAGGTCTTCATCGATCGGGACAATGTCAAACCATTTGCCGCCGCTCGTCGACTTAGGGCGAAGCATACCGCTGATCGAGTTGACGAGACCACGCTTTGCGATGATTGGCGTCGTGTCATAGATCGCATAGTCGTTGCGGTTTCTGTTAGTTGATGACGCCGTGAAGCCGCAGCGCTCGGGTGCCAATACTTCGGCAATCTCTTCCCATAGTCGGTTGAGAGTAGTGCGCTCGGCTTTGCGTTGCCGGTATTTATCCAGCAACTGTTTGACCAGCGACACTAGGCGGAACCACCTAACAACGTCGCACGACTTGTGGGCGCGGCGGATGCAACGCCGGTCCCGGTCGTGTTCGTCGTGTCACCTAACCCGACACGGGTTCGCGCCAGGCGCGATGCCTCGGCCTTCTTCTTTTTGACTTCGGCGTCTGTTTCTTTATCGGGGACGGGGGGCGCCTCCGGTGGTAGTGCTGCTTTAGCTGGCGCAAATTTACCCATTGGCGGATCCTCCAAGATCGGCGGCGAGTGTGGGCCCGACATTGTCGAACCCGTGTGATTTCATGAGGCGGACGAACAGCATCTGCTCGACCTTGTTGAGGCCGGCGGTGGCGGTCGTGAATACGTGAGAGCAGTTGCGAACCTTCGCCCACTGCAGAATGTCTTTGACGACGACGTTCGAGACGTCGCCGCGGCGGTGCTCCCGAACGACCCAGAACTTGCAGACGTAGCAAAGCGGCTGCAGATGGAACTCCCAGCTCGCCGCGACGAACGCGCCGGCGACCGGCACGTGATCACGTTCGACGAGCAGGATGTCCGACGTGTCGTTTTCGACGAGCCAGGTCAGGTAGTTTCGACCGATGTCACGCGACCACGTCAGACCCCAGTCACTCTCAGCATTCATCTGTTCGGCTTCATCGAGGATGAACTCGATGTCGCCGGCCGAGCCGAGGCGTGACTTGATCATGACTGGTGGGGCGGTAAGCTCCTTAGAGGGTTATACCAATAAACAGGACTCGGGTTATGCGTTGTATCTTTATCGCGCTGATCGCAATGATCAGCATTGCATTCGGTGTGACATCCACCGCCAAAGACTACGGTTTCCCAAAGGAATCCTGCGCGGCGATCACAGAAGAGTTAAGCAAACTCATGTATGCGTATCGCAAAAAAGCGGAGTGCCGGAAATTATGGCCCTCCATAGCAGATTGTTGTCGTCGCGAATGGACTAAATCAGGACGCAAAATTCCTTCTTACCCCGAAGAGGATTTCCATAAAATTTGCTCGAGAGGCGAGCGCGGTGAACTGCCGGCCAAATGTGAACGCATTTATGATAGCTACGACGACATCGACGAAGCAGGCCATTCTTGCAATTACAAGCCTCCCGTGAAACACGAGAAAATGATGACTATATCGACGCTCTACAAAAACATCTGCCGGTAGTTACCAGTGAATATGATCGGCCCGTCACCCATACCTCAATTCATCGTAGTCCATGACCGGCTTCGGCGTGCTGCCGACGTTCGGTCGACCGAGCAGCCTGGCACGTGGCCCAACATTCAGATCGCCGCCATTCCAACCATAGACGACAGCGTCTCCGCGATCGGGTGATCGTCCAAGTCGCTTCATGATGTCCTGCTTGCCCTCCACGTATATCTTCGGCGGCTGTCCAGGGCGCACGCTGTAGGTCGGTGCTGTCAGGTCAGCCTGTAGTTTCGGATCGAGCGGTAGCGCCACCTCGAGGCCGTAGTCCGGATCGAGTGCTTCTCTCAATCTCCACCACATCTCACTGCGGTGATTATAGAACGCAAAGTTTCCATCCCGTGTGTGTCCTGTTGCCTTCTCCGACCCGTTCATCGTCTCAAACGGCAGTCCGGCATTCTTCAATGCGGTCTCTGCATCGGCACCGATACCAATGTTATCGACTGCGATGATGGCATCCTGTCGCAGCATTCCGGCCGCAAGAGCCGCAACGCTGGGGCCGTCTGGCGTTTCCTTGCCGGGTACGACCACGAGCTCATCGAACCATGCGCCGTGCCGTCGGGCGAAAACCGTGTCATCTCTTCCACCACGAGCGACGTCGAGACCAATACAATTGAGAGCGCGGTCGCCTTTACCACTACGCCAACGTTCATTTGCATCGAGGACCCATGGTGTTGGTATCACCTGCCATTCATCATCCTCGCGTGCTGCCATGAAGTTGCCGTCGCGGATCGCAGAGCGCAGCGGCTCCGGCATCGCGTCGAGCGTCGCCTGGTAGTTGGTGTCGACCAGAAACGGGTTGTCGGCCAATGCAGCCGGTATGAAGGTCCGGCTCCGCGGCACATAATCCTTGTGATCGAACGTCCTGACGTCGTCAGGGCCGTCGACCTCCATGTCCCGGCCGTCGGGGTCAATGATGAACCATCTGAGCTCACCGTGCTTCGCCGGCCTTGTGTGTGTCATGTCGAGCCACGGCCTGAACATCCCGATGACCCAGTCACCGCCCGCAGCGATCGGCGGGTTCGATGCCATCACTGTGCGGACACGTTGTCTGTTGTCGCCGCCGAGTGTCTTGTCGGCAGCCCGGTTCCATCCCATCAGAAACCTCACAACTGGCTCGACGAACTGGCACGCCTCATCGAAGGCAATCAGATCGTGTGGATTGCCTTGCCAGGTCTCGGCTCGATCAAGCGTCGACGCGGCACCGAAATCGATGACACGG